CTGAGGCCCCAGGAAGTTATTTAATATGGGCCGAAGACTGTCTACCTGCTAACATCGCTCTGTTCTGTTCAGTATGATGCAGCAGTGACAATCTACGGGTCAACTTGACCCCAGACTGTTTAATATCTGTTGTAATACATAAGAGTATCTACCAAAAAGATTTTCCCGTACAGTGTTCACAGTTCCTTTGCTATACCAGTATGTCCTATTTTGTACTACTTTTGGGCAGGCTTTAAAAATAGTTTTGGCCAAAAGCGTTCGTTTTGGCCTATTGAACAGGTTAATACTATATAGAGACTATTTTATTTTTAACAGTAGCAAGTTCTTCTGGAACTTGCGTTACAGACTGTATCTACTACCTGTTACTAACAGACAGTAACTGAATGAAAACGGGACAGGACTGATGACTTTTATTAAAGGTAATACCAACCCCAAAACCCTTGCAATGGCAGAGGCAAAGGCTAAAGTTCTAGCCTTGGTGGCCGAAGGCCACTCTGTCCATAAGGCTATGGAACTTTGTGGTAAGAAGCCCGACACCGTAAGAATCTGGTGCCTGAGGGATAAGAAGTTTGCTTCTGATTTAGCCGAGGCTAAGGAGACCGCAAAGGATGCTTCCCTTGCTTCTCTAGGTATCCCAAAAGAGGAAATAGACTTTCCTAAGTTCTCCGAGATATTTTTACAACAGAGGGTATTCCCTCATCACATGGATTGGATTGACCTACTAGAAGACAGAGAGCCTTCATGGCTTCATCCTAGTATGGTTTACGAGAAGGGTGACCCAGCCCGTCTCTTGATAAACGTGCCACCTGAGCACGCCAAGAGTACAGTCATCACCGTAAACTACTCCACATATCGTATCGCCCTCAACCCCAATATCCGCATCATCGTGGTTTCGAAGACGTTAATCAAAGCACGCGAGTTCGTGTACGCAATCAAGCAGAGACTCTCCCATCCGAGATGGTTAAAGTTGCAAACAACTTTTGGACCTGAAGGGGGATGGAAAGAAGACTCAGATACTTGGCGAGTTGATACAGTCTACCTTGGGGGCGATGCCCGAAATTCAAGCGAGAAGGACCCCACTATCCAAGCACTTGGTATGGGTGGGCAGATTTATGGAGCACGTGCTGACCTCATCATTCTTGATGACTGTATTACTACAGCAAACGCACATGAACATGAAAAGCAAATCAACTGGTTACAAAAAGAAGTTATTACCCGTCTGGGTAAAAATGGTAAGTTACTAATCGTAGGGACACGAATTGCCGCACAAGACTTCTATAAAGAACTCCGAGAGACCAAACATTGGTCTGGTGGTAAAAGCCCTTTTACTTATATGGGCATGCCTGCTGTTCTGGAGTATTCAGAAGACATTAAAGACTGGAAGACGCTCTGGCCTAAATCGGACCTCCCGTGGGATGGGGATTCTGAAGTTCCTGACGAAGAAGGACTCTTCCCGAAATGGGATGGCCTAGCATTAAAGAGAAGACGTAGCGAGGTAACACCATCAACATGGGCCTTGGTATATCAGCAGGAGGATGTCGAAGAAGATTCCATCTTCCCACCCGCTTTGGTGCAAGGCAGCACTAACGGTCAAAGAAGAAAAGGTCCATTGCGCCAAGGCGCGGTGGGACATCCGACTAATGTCGAAGGTTACACAATCATTGGGTTTGACCCTGCTATGGGTGATAAGGCACATGCAGCCTTTGTAGCAGTTACTTACAATAGAACTGATTCTAGGATATATGTTTTAGACTGCGTTAACATGGCAGAACCTAACCCCCAAAAAATTAGAAGTACGATAGAAGAACTTGTATTGAAATACAAGCCACAAGAATTAAGAGTAGAAATCAACGCCCATCAAAAAGCATACTCATTAGATGATGACTTGCGGCAATGGCTTGGTATGTATGGCGTAAGACTTGAATCTCATGTTACTAACAAAAATAAGTGGGACGCATCTTTTGGTGTAGCATCTATGTCTACCCTACTTGGAACCATACGAGAAGAAAAGTTCCAAAAAAATAATATGATTGAATTCCCATCTACTACTGACTCTGAAGGACTTAAGTCCCTTACTCAGCAGTTGATTACTTGGAAACCTAACACCAGAGGTAAGACCGACTGTGTTATGGCATTATGGTTTGCTGTGCTTAGAGCACGGGAGTTTATGCAACAAACAAATCACTTACAAAAGTTTTCATCTAATAGATGGACCACAAGAGCACAATCGGCACAAAGATACACAATCAATCTAGACGAAGCCTTTTCAGAGCAATGGGCTGAAACATACGGATAAGGATTTAAATGTTATCAATTAGTCAAATTGCAGCAAGGGTAGAGTCTTTACGCTCCCGTTCAACAGAACGAGACCGCAGACAACTAGACGTTCTTGCTGTTCGTAAAGGACAGATATCACAGGTATATCCTGAATTCTTTCCAGAAGGGGTGGATGCAAATGTTGTTGCAAACTTTATCGACATTGTTGCCCGTGACCTTTCGGAAGTTATGGCGCCTCTTCCAGCAGTAAATTGTTCTGCAGCAAATCAAGTATCAGATAGAGCAAGAGTTTTTGCTGACAAGCGAACACGTATTGCAACAAATTATTTTAGTAATTCAGATTTACAAGTGCAGATGTATCAAGGTGCAGACCAATACATCACATTTGGTTTCGTCCCATTCATTGTTGAATTAGACGAAGAAGCAGGGCTACCGCGTATCCGCATAGAAAGTCCAATTGGGGCTTACCCAGAATTTGACCGCTATGGACGCTGTATTGCCTTTGCAAAGAAATACGCACTAACACTCGCAGAACTGGTAGCACAGTATCCTGAGTTTGAGATTCAATTACTAGGGCCTGACCGTTATGAGCAGAACCTAGATGCACGTATTGACATTGTTCGTTATTATGATAAAGAGCAATCAACAATATTTATTCCATCACGGAATAATTTAATTTTATCTCAGGCTAAGAATCCGCTAGGCAAGATGCAGGTTATAGTTGCAAAACGTCCATCACTAGATGGAGAGATGCGTGGTCAATTTGATGACGTACTAGGTATCCAACTGCTTCGTAATAGGTTCGCATTACTTGCGATGGAAGCAGCAGAGAAATCTGTACAGGCACCAATTGTTGTACCAGGCGATGTTCAAGAACTACAGTTAGGTGGAGATGCGATTATTCGCACTAACTCCCCTGCTGGTGTAAGACGTGTGGATTTAAATATTCCACCAGGTGCGTTCACTGAGCAACAAGTATTGCTTAATGAGTTACGTACAGGAACACGTTATCCAGAATCAAGAACTGGAAACATAGATGCATCAATAGTCACGGGACAAGGCGTTCAAGCGCTTATGGGTGGCTTTGATACACAGGTTAAATCAGCACAAGCAATCTTTGCTTCTGCACTTAAAGATGTCATCTCTATTTGCTTTGAGATGGATGAAAAATTATTTAACTTTACAAAAACAATTCGTGGTGTAGATGCTGGTTCACCTTACTCACTTGAGTACACACCATCAAAGGATATTAAAGCAGATTACACAGCCGATGTTCGCTATGGCATGCTTGCTGGTCTTAACCCAGCGCAGGGACTTATCTTCATGCTACAAGCACTTGGTGGTAAATTAATCTCTAAGGATATGGCTATGCGTGAGTTACCATTTGGTATTAACGTAACTCAAGAACAAGAGAAGATTGAAGTTGAAGAAATGCGTAATGCGCTAGTAGGTTCACTACAGGCATACACACAAGCAATTCCACAAATGGCAGCATCAGGCGGAGATGCATCTGATATCGTAAAGAAAATTGCACAAGTAATTAAAGCCCGTCAAAAGGGAGTATCAATTGAAGATGCGATTGAAGATATCTTTGCTCCAGAATTACCTCCTGCTGGTGCCCCACAGGTTGAGCAAACGTCCCCTGCTCCCGAAGTGGCTCCAGTAGGAGGCTTACCTCCTCAAGCAGCACAAGGTGGAGGATTACAGAGTCTTTTATCTAGTCTAAGTGCAGGTGGTACAGCGAGTGCAAGTGCAAGGACAGTTGTAAGAAGATAAGTTAGAAGGGGACCATGACTGCAATCGTTGGAATACAAGGTAAAGGCTGGGCAGTTATTGGCGCAGATACTTTAACTACTTATACAGACAGACCTTATATTGCTAAGGGATGCGATAAGATAGTAAAAGTTGGTGAGTATTTAATTGCAGTTGCAGGTGATGCAATTGTAGGAGATATACTTAGTAACTTATGGCAACCGCCTAAAGTAATTAAGACGCAAGACCCAGATAGATTTATGATGATTAGGGTATTACCATCTATAAAACAAACTATAATAGATGGCGGGTATGACCCAACACCTAAAACAAAAAATGATGATGACTCAGGTTGGGATGCATTAATTTGTTTTAATGGAAAAATATATCAAGTTAGTGATGACTATGGATATATGCGAGATGACAAAGGTTTATATGCAATAGGTTCTGGTGGAACCTTAGCGCTTGGTGCGTTATCAGCAATGGAGTCTGAAACTAAAACTCATGCTAAAGCATCAGGGGCTGCAAAGAAAGCAATCAATATAGCAATTCAATATAACGTGTGGTGCGGTGGTACCGCTAATGTTAAAACACAATTTACTAAGTAGGAGGAAGTGTGGCACAACAAGGTGGATATAGAGAACCGAATAACCCAGCCCCAGTATCAGGTCCTGGCGCTCTTAGTCAACGCACTGATGGGGGACCAACACAACCTGCAACCTACATTTCAGGATTACCACAAGGACAAGGACAGCAAACTTACGACAATCAAGTAGCATCGCCTATGGCTGGCAATCCATATCCTCAAGCAAGTTTAAATATGGGAAACATGAACGACATAGTTCCACTTACTGAACCTACACGCCGTTCTGCTGAAACTGTAACAAGCGGTATTGACCTTGGTGCTGGACCAGGTTTTGCTTCATTAAACTTACCAAAGTCAGAACCAACATTACTTTCAATTCTTAGCAATATTGCACAGTATGACCCTAGTGGAGACTCTGAGTTAATTTACAGAATGCTAGAAGATAGAGGCTATTAGTGGCTTATAAACCATTAAACCCTGTAGTAGCAGAGGTTAGCCCAAATCTTTATAAGGCTGCCGTAACTGCTAACTTACCACCTGAGCAACAGAAGATAATTGAACAAATGTCTTTTACGCACAAAAAAGCAAAAGACCTTTTGAAGTTAAGTGAAAGCCAAGCAAGAAAACAATTTCTTGAGTTAGACCCACTTGTTCAGTCTAATATGAGATATCTATTTCCTGACAAAAAAACTTTTGAGGCTGAACAAGGATTACTTGGTAAGGCTACTCAAGCAGTTTCTGGTGTTGTAACTGGTGCATTTAAAAGTCTAGCAAGTCCATTGTTATTGGGTTTTGCTGCAGCGGATACATATGGAAAAGCAGTTAATACTTTACCCAATGTTTATCGCCAGGTAAAGCAAAAGGTTCCATTTAGCAAGCAAGTTATTAAAGATGGATACAATGGTAAGAATTCTTTTAAATGGGATAGAATTGATGAGTTTGAACAAAAGTATGGAAAAGGCGTAGTATCTTTAGTTACCTCTACTATAGATGGTAAGACACCAGGCGAAGCCATTGATGAGTATGGCCAGGTAGATGCTGAGATTCTTGATGCAATTAAATTCTATAATGATGAGCCACAAAAATTTAATAAGATTCTAGAAGAAGTAAAAATAAATGCTCAGATATCTCCAGGTAGAGATGTTGCTGGAAGAGAAATTCAACAACGTGTAAACAACAAAGTTGATACACTTCCAGAGAAGTTTCTAAAAACTTTAGGCATTGACATGTCAACAGAAGAAGGTGTGCTTAAGGCACAAAAAATAGTTTCTGGTCCTATTGATGGTCTATATCAGATAGGCATTGACCCACTTTCCTGGGCTGGCGTAGGAACTGCTATTAAAGCAGTAACTAAAGGAATTGAAGGAGTTAAGGCTACACCTACAGAAGCATTAAGATTTGTTGGTATTAAAAGTCGTGGCGAAAAAATTAAAGATAAGTACCAGTTCTTAGCAGAACGTGGTGATGTCACAGCAGGTATGGATTTTGTTTTTAGACAACCAGATGTAATTAAACTTTGGGATGAAGAACTAGGTCCTGTAGTTAGAAACTTTGCCAATGCTA